CTGTAATTATACTACTTTAGGTAAGATAAGTCAAGTAGTATTTTTTCTATGCGGCTCAATAAAAATACATCTTTACATTGTTATTTTAAAATTGTATAATAATACATACTTTTAAAAAGGAGACCTTATGAACTCGGAAAAAACAAATAAGATTATTGACTTATGTGAAGAAGGTACTACGGCAGTTACAGAATATAAAACTTCTAAAGGTAAAATGATTCTTAAATGTAAAAATGGGCATTTAAGAGAGATAACACCAGAAAAACTAGTCGCTAGGGGTGACAAACGTAAATGTAAAGAATGTGATACCTATAGGGCTGCTAGTAGGAAAACTACTGAAGAATTTGCACAACAATGTTTAGACAAAGGTCTAACTTTATTAGAAGATTATGTGGATAATAATACTAGATTATTAATACACAATAATACGTGTGGGCATGAGTATACAATAAATCCTAATAGCTTAGTAACTAAAGGTAGTGGCTCTATATGTAGAGTATGTAATCCTGTAATAAGTAAAAAGCAAGACGAAGTACTAAATACTCTAAAAACCAAGTATTCCTTAGTTCCTACTGAAGAATACTTGGGTGTAAGGTATAAGACTATGATTACAAATACTGTATGTAATCATAGTTATTTAGTAGACATATCTAGTATTATTTATAAAGATACGGGGTATATTTGCCCTGTATGTGGTATTAGCAAAAACCTACTATCTAAAGAAGAAGTATCAGATAAGCTGGCAGTATTTAATTTAACTCCCTTAGAAGAGTATAAAGGAGTTAGATATCCTTTATTAGTTAGAAATAATATATGTGGACACGAGTACTACTCTGACCCTAATAACTTATTTTACAAGAGTTTGCCTCATGTATGCAAGGTTTGTCATCCAAATGTATCTGCGGAAGAACAGTCTCTAAGAGATTTTATTTCTAGTATTTATAAAGATTGGGCTATTTATGGTGATAGAATTATGCTGGAAGGTAAAGAGTTAGATATTATTCTTCCTGATATAGGGCTAGCTTTTGAGTATAATGGAGATTATTGGCATAGAGAAACTGAGATTAGGGATAAACATTATCATTTAAATAAACTTATTGCCGTGGAATTATATGAATATCAGCTAATACATATTAAAGGATTACTATGGAATACAAAACCTAGTATAGTTAAATCTAGGATTAAAAGTATACTAGGTATTTTTGATACAAGAATATACGCTAGAAATACTATAGTAAAACAGCTAGATTATTTTCCTAGAGAATTCCTAGATAATAATCATTTACAGGGTGCTGGCTCCCCTACTGGAATAAACTTTGGACTATATATTGAGGAGCAGCTAGTTGCCTGTATGACTTTCGCTAAACCTAGATTTTCTAAAGAATATACATATGAGCTTATACGCTTCTGTTCTTTATTAAATTATTCTATAGTAGGCGGGGCGTCTAAGTTATTAAAAGCATTTAGAAAATCCTACTCAGGTAGCATTATCTCTTACGCTGACAGGTCGTGGAGTAAGGGTAAACTATATAGTAATTTAGGATTTACTTTTGTAAAGTACACAGAACCAAATTATACGTATGTAAAAGGGCAGAAAGTACTTAGTAGGTACCAGTGTCAGAAACATTTGCTAAGAGAAATGTTTCCTGGTACTTATGAGGATGAATTAACTGAAAAGGAAATTATGTCTAAAAATGGGTTTATTTGTTTGTATGATTGCGGTAGTAGTGTATGGGCACTTACATAACAAAAGAGTAACAAGCATACCGTAATGCATCTGCTATGTGGGAATGCTCATCGTGTTGTGGTTTTTCTATACCACTAACTGCGTCTGTCTTCCACCTATATTGATCTAGCATAGCGAGCGTGTTTGTGCAGTTTGGCGACACTAGTAGTCTTCCCTGACCAATTAAGGTCTGCACGTAAGCTATGCCCTCTAGTACTTGTTTGCGTGCTTTTAGGGTCGAGATATTATAGCTATAAGCCAAATCAGCAGCTGTCTGCGCTGCTGCACTATCAATAAAGATGCTCTCTATTCCGAACTCTTCAACAAAGCTTTTAAATGCAGTAGCATGTTGCTCAGTAGTTCTATTTGCTTCTACGTATTCAGCACAAACGTGAAACTTATCATCATAAAACGCTATAACTATAAAAGCAGTTGAGTCTTTAAAGCCGGGATCTAATCCAGCTATGTACTCTGCTCCAGCAACATGTGTATAAGGATTAACATACTCAGCACTAAAGTCGCTATAAATCTGACCCTCGAATGTAGTAAATGATGCCATGTACTCCTGTGCAAACTCTGCTTTAGACATCGACCGACGCGCTTCTGCTACGTCAACTTCCTTCATCCGTTTGTTCTCTGTATAGTCAGCAGTTATTGACGCCCACTGAGGAAATTGAGAGCTGAAGCCGCGTTGAAAGAACTTACTAAACCAGTTATTCTTGCCTCGTGGCGTACTAATAAATATAGCTTTCGAATTAGGTGTATCAAGCGTAGGTCGTAGAGAAACATTAAACGCTTCTTCTGCGTCTGCCCCTAAAGCAGCTTCATCAAAAATGATACAAGAATACGAGCGTCCTACGCACGAATCAACTGTTGATAATGACCCCATTCTAATAGAAGAGCCATTAGACAGTTCAATCACTCTATCTTTAGCATTGTCCCTATCAACTTCAAGATCAAATGCCTTAATTAACTTACGTTGTATTTCAAAAGAAATTGACGACAGATTATAGTTAGGCGACATAATTAATATATGGCAGTTAGGTACTAAAGCTACTAACTGTCCTACAATATTAGATATATACGTCTTACCTAAACGTCGTGCAAGAGCAGCACATACAAACCTATACTTAGGATTGTTTATTGCGTTGATAAGAGCAATTTGAGGAGCATTAATTTGTTCCCATGCAGTTGACTTTCTGTCGTCAATAGGATCTCTAGCAGGCAGTAATTTCAAGTAATTAATAATAGGCAACTTTATGAATCTGCTGTGAGCAGGAAACTCCGTTATAGAAGTGCTAGAAATATCCTCCCTAGAAATATTAAGCATCAATAGTCCCTTTAATTAACTGCTCTATTAAACTAGAATACTTACTATTACCAGCATTATCATTGATTTGCACGTTAACTTGATTTTTAAGACTATTAGCAGTACGTATTTTTTCTAGAGCAATTTCCTTATCTAGAAGCTCGATGGTCATCTTATGGGATAAAGCTAGAATCTCTGTAATGTCTTTAGTGGAACCTGTATCCGATTCATCCATTTCCTGTAGCTTTTTCTTGATAATAGTATCCATTAGATCTCTCATCTGGAATCTATTATTAAATCCTAGGCTAAAAAATACGTTGTTAATGTACGCACGTACTTCTTTTCGGTCTAGAATATCTGATACTAGTTCTTTAGGTATGTCTAGATCTTCGGCTACTTTTGCTAGATCTGGGTTTTGAAGATACGCATTGGCTACTTGAAGCGCTTCTGGACTAATAGCAATATATTCTGCTGGAGTATTTACTGGTAAATTATCGCTCATGTTATACCTTTATTTTGATTATTTTCTCTATTATAGCATGGGGGGTTGGGGTTGTCAATGACTAAAATTTTTTAGCTTATGGGCGATTTGTGCGTACATTTAGATTTGTGTGCTTATAGCGATTTGTGTACTTTATTCATTTGCTACACTTAGGGTCTTTTTGCTACGCTTTATTCATTTACTACACTTAGGGCATATAAGGCACCGAAAAAGCTGGTGTAGAAATTTTAAAAAGGCCGCGTGAGATTGGGCGGCCGTATGCGAAGCGAAGCGGGGTCTGAAAACCGCCCCATTTTGGTGCATAGTTCTACTCAATGCAAGGGTATGGTGCGCACAGTCCTGGTGTGTGCCCCGGCCTGGTGCGAATGTGCTAACTTGGTGCGATTATTTTGGTGCATTGCACTGATCTGGTGCATAGCTTTTTTCAATGCTACACTTCGGTGCGATTATTTTGGTGCATTGCACTGATCTGGTGCATAGCTTTTTTCAATGCTACACTTCGGTGCATAGGTTTTTTCAATGGGCTAAGATGGTGCAGTACGCACTGACCTGGTGCGCACAGTCCTGGTGCATAAAATATATAAGCACGCACTTAATTGGTGCTTGCACTAAATTGGTGCATAAGTAGCACTGCGCAAACTGTTGCGTCAAAACAACATAGGGCTAGAAGGGCTTAGAATGGCTATTTCAGCGTTTTTTTGGCTTGGGTGTAGGGTAGCCTTGGGATGCTTGCGTTTGGCCTGTATAGCCCCTTTTGAAGGGTTTCCCTATGGGCTGACATCGGGTTATTTATAGCATCTAACGCACCGATTAGAAGCGTGAAGCGTGAAGTGTTGTATTTTTGCAACAGTAAAAAATTTTTGAATTATTTTCGTTTGTGGTGTCCAAACAACACTTTTGCCCATATAATTACCCCAAGGGAAAAACAAGATGCTACAAAAATTGTAGCATCATTTTTGGAGTATATTATGGCAGTTTCTTCTCAACTTGAGTTTGTTCAAAGTTTCTCCGGGTTTCTGCCTGGTGAGTTTAAGGGGGCGTTTTTATTTACAGTTATTGACTGCGGAAAGCAGTCAATAACTGTCGCACTGCCTAACGCAAAATGGGCAGACTTGCAGGTAACCCTGAATGGGTTACTTATTAATCTCACAGGTGAGTATCCCCCTCAGATTAATAGGGCAATTAAGTTTGCCCGGAAACTATTCCCACACTGGCAGGGATAATACTCTGCCAGTCAACCCGGATGTTATCCGGGTTGAAAATATAATATATCTTGCAAGATATATTATATTTTCAACTGGAGTATATTATGTTTTCAATTGTTCGCGTTGACCAGTTTGGTTTTATTAATTTTGCCGTCCATCTGGATGGCGTGGAGCTGGTTCGATTTGAAAAATACGGCTTGGCTGTGGATTTCATCCGCGCTATGGATGATATAGGATAATATATAACCCTGCCAGATATTATCTG